AAGACCAGAAGCCCTGAACATAGTTGTCCATGTAAGATCATCATTAGACCATTGAATAATGAAATCACTTGGAGCTTCATTATCAGTCTGACACTGAATCATACATTCGCGAACAATTGTGGCAGAACCAGCATCAAGTTTGATCCACCAATAATCATTATTAATATCACCAGTTCTGAAAAGACCTGGAAGAGTTCCTGATGCAATACCTTTAGAAGTCCATGTCCCAGAAATAGCTGAGCCACCAAGAGTCGTTCTAAATTGCATGGTTGTTAGTTCACGAAAATCACTAAGTGGATCTTCATTCTTAAGCCACACCAAGCGCCAGTAACGAGCAGACTTAGGAGATGCACATGCTTGATCAGTTTCTCCACGGAGTTTTGTCCATGAATTTGCCAGAACCAATGTATTTATCGCTACAAGAAGTTCACCTGGAGTTCTTGCTGTTCCTGTTGAATTGGGCATCTTAGTTACCTATGATTTGTCTAATTGTAGAAGCATTTCTTTGGATCATGTTCACAACTATTGTTTCACCATCTGCATTATCAAAAGCTCCCTGAATATCAGAAGGTGAAATAACAGCAGCGACGTTTGTCGTGTTATTGACAGTAGTTCTTCCTCCAGTATTCATGTTGTTCCTTTGAGCAGATTGTTGACTTGGAGTCAATACATCAACTCTTTCATCAGGTCTCTTATTAAATGCAACGAGTTGAGTATCGGTAGAACCTGGACCATTTGGCATCATGCTACCACCACCAGCAAAACTTGGCAAGATGGACCCACCTTGACTTAGACCACTGAGACCAGCACCTGGAGCTCCAAAAAGTCCACCAAGAAGACTCAGCAACAATCTTTGAGCAGCTAGTTTCAAAAGCTGCGCAAACAGATCTTGGAAAAATTGTCTTATGTTGAATTGGCCAGTTTTAGCAAATTCAACAATTGCATCAGCGGCAGCATTTGCTTGACCTACAACGAAATCTCCTAGAGTAGAACCAAACTGACTCGCTGATTGAATACTTGATGCAATAGCAGCTTTGAATCCACCACTTAGAGTTCCAGCAGCACGATCAGCAGCAATTTGTGTCTCTCGAAGTTTTGTGTTATATTGCTCTAGAGTTATAGCTCCTTGGGCAAAAAGTTCATTCAGTGCTGATTGAGTAAATCTAAGAGTTTCTTGTGGCCCAAGAATGCTCTGTAGGACTTCTCCTTGAATTTTACTAATTTCAAGTAAACGAGTTGCATTTGCAACTTGATCTCTTTCAACAGCAGTTAATTCACGTTTAATTGTTTTCTCAATACTGAGAATATTATTCGTGATTTCTTTTTGAATTCCGAATTGTTTTTCTAAATCAATCTTTTGTTGAAGTTCAGCAAGTTCACTTGCAAAATCAGTTTTATTGCCTCCACCATCAGTAGGAGTTGTAGATTCTGGATCACCAGTGGTGACTGAACCTTTATTCAATTCAGCCTCAGCAATATTTTTTCTTGCTCTTTCAATAATACGATTACCAAAATTGTCTAGAACATTCTCTATTTTCCCAGCTTCAAAAGCATTGGTAAAACCTTCAGTGAAAGCTTCTCCTGCTCCTTTGGCTCCTTTACCGAAATTAGTTCTTAGATTATCTAGTTGAATACCCGTTTGTTCATTTAATTTTTTAAGACCAAGAGCATCACCAACTCTTGTTCCTGCTAGTGAATTGAATCCTCTGATAATCTTATTAAGACCACGAAAAGCTATGTTAACAAGATTCTCAAATCCACTTACGAAGATATCAACCACAGTATCAATTGCTGTTCCTACTGCTCCAGGCAAAGAATCCCACGCAGCGTTGATTCCAGCCAAAACACCAATGACGACTCTTGGTAAAAATGTTATTGTGTCTATAATCCCAAAGATAACAGATTTAACTAATTCAAAGATAGATGGAAATTCTATTCCAAAAGCAGCTTTGATATTTTCAATTGCTGTTCTAAAACTTTCAGAAAGAAAATTAGTGACTGGAACAATCGCTTCTGTTATAAGTTGAAAAGCAGCGATAGCTGCATCTTTCAAACCGACCACGCCATCTTCAGTTACTTTAATTCTATTACCAAAAGTGAATAGAGCAATAGTTGCCAGTGCGATAACAGTTATCAGAGCAGTATACGGATTTGCTGCCAAAACAAGGAATAGGGCTGAGACTGCCGCAGCGGCCAGCCTAGCAGCACCAGCTAGTAGGGGGAAGGTGGCACTTAGCCGCGCCAATACCCTGCCCTTGCCGCTTGTGCTGCACCTGCGCGTGTAGCAGCACCAGCAGCAACATTGTCAGCCGCTATGCTAGCAGTTCTTGCTCCAGTTAGACTCCTAGACAAAGCAAGATTAACTCGTTCTGCATTTGCAAGACGAACACTTGCAGCCGTTAATCTATCACGAGCAGCAGCGTTTGCAACAAATCTACCAGTTAGTAAATCTCTTGCACGACCATTTTGAAATGCAGCAGTTGCTTCAGCATATTCAAGTCTAGCAGAATTAACTTGAGCTGCTGATCTTACATTTATAGCAGTTAGATTTGCAACTCTAGATCTTGTATCAGCAGCTAGAGCAGCAGAAGAAGCAACAGAAGAAGCAGCGACTGTTGATTGAATAGATCTAAGTCTAGCTAATGCTCCTCCAGCAATTTTCAATTTTGTTACAAATGTTGAAATAACATCAAGAGCTTTCGCAGTCACAAATGCTCCGAGAGCAACTCCTACAGATACAACTCCAAAAGCTAAAACATCGAGATTCTTAGAAAGAGTATCTATCAAAATTGCAAATTTATTGCTCAATTTAAATGCATCTTCAAAAGAATCAAGTAATTCTAGAAAACCAGTTTCTAGATTATTAAATGCTTGGTCAATTGTGATGTCTGTCTGACTGAACAACTCGTCAATATTTCCCTTAGCTGCAGAAACAGCATTGACAACGATTTCAGCAGTGAGTTTTCCTTCTTTACCAAGTTTCCTTAGTGTGCCTCTCGTAACTTCACCAAATGTCCCAACATCATTCAAGTAATCAACAAGAATATCAGCAACTGCTGGAAGTTGTTCTAAAACAGAACGAAGTTCATCACCAGACAAGCGATCAGATGCAATACCTTGCCCAAGCTGAACAAGAGCAGCGTTAGCTTCTCGAGCTGATGCACCAGAGAGAATTGCTGCCTTATTCAAGGTCTCAGTAACATTTAGAATTTCTTGTTGACCGACGCCAAGATTTTTAGCAGAAAGAGCAATTCGATTATATACGTCAGCAGTTCCTGCAAAATCAGAACGAGAATTTCTGGCAACCTGAAAGAGTTTAGATTGGACTGCTTCCAATTGGGCTGTGCTATCAGTAGTCAATCTAAGACGGTTTTCAACATTAGTTAGAGAATCAGCATACGATGCTAATCCTCTGGCAATGCCAGCACCACCAATTACGAATAAAGCTCGCTTTAGAAGAAAGATACCACGAGTAGTCTTGTCAGCAGCCACACCGATTTCATCAATGCGTCTTTTGATAACTCTGGCACCAGTTTCTGCAAAACGAACATTAACTGTTTCAGTTACCATTATTCGTCCCTCGGGTTATCAACAAAAAGTTTGAATCCACGAATTGCTGCTCTTGCTTCAGCACTTGCTAATTCAAGTGAACCTGGAATAAGAGCTTTGTCTATGTAATCTACATTATTGCTGATAAAGATACCAGTTGTAAGACCAACACCACTAATTCCTCTTACAGAATTAATGCGAGCAAAACCAGCAGAAATTGCAGCTTGAGCATTTGCTGTCTCACTAATTCCTTGACCATCTGCCTTAGATCCTTTTTTATAAGGACTATAAGGTTGAATAACAGCACGAGTTGGAGCCCCAATACCAACTCTCCAATTAGATCTAGCTTTACCAGTGTCAGCTTTCGTATTAAACACGAGAGATTTAAGACCTCTCTTTGCAGCAGCACGAACTAAAGCAGAAGCCGAATTCTCAAACTGTCTACCTCTTTCACGGATATTTTTTGAGAATTGAAGTGTCGGCATTATTTAGACTTCTTTGCTTGATGTTTCAAATAGGCTTTATCCATTTCACCTATATGAAAATGCATTGCTTCAGTTTGTTCTTCATCTAGTTCCTTAGCTTTTGAATATTGTTCAATAGACAACCATGGAATTGGCCCTAGCTGAAAACCGATTTGCCTGGAGGAATTAAGCTCCAAGAACCCTAGATAGTATAGCTCAAGTCCGGGCCAAATACTAGGGGCATTTTCAATACGACTAGGTATAGGCAAGCCGCTCTTCATAGCTTGCTTGATGATTTGCTCTTCTATGTGTCCTTGATCCATCTGATATTCAAGGACACTTACAAGTTTCCCGAGTCTTCCTCAAGTTCTGCCTTTCTGAAATTAGCAATTGAATTTGCTTGTTCCTGAATATCTATGAACAAATTTGGAAGATCCATAAAAGCCTGACGAACATTCTCATAAGTCATTGGAAGGATTTCACCTTCCCGAGATTCAATGCCTTTTGTCAACTTCTTGTCAACCATAACTTCCCAGTCAAGGACAATAGTTTTAGCATAGATGTCTGACATGATTGAGATAGAACGTTCATTTGAGAGCGCTCCAGCTTGCATTGCTTTGCGAACAGGCTTCAATGCTTTTTCAGCATATTTCACATATTTTTTATTGCCTTGACCAGCAGAAGCGATCTTCACACGGAAGTCACCATAATCAAGCCAAATTCCATCAGTTTCGAGATCTTCGTCTGTCTCGAATACGTCATACATTCCCATCTGAGATATTCCTTATGTTATGTTGATGAGCGGCCCTTCCCCGCTCTGGAGCATCAGCTCGTGCTTCGTAGATTATGCCGCGGACGGAACATAATCAAAGTAAGTGATGAGAGCAGTATGATCAAGATCTGTCGAAACATCTTGACCAGAAGCAGCATCAGTTGATAGAGGCAGAGTAATCGGTGCATCAACTTCAATATTGAGACGACCATCACCCAAAGAGATCAATGGGAGATCGATAATCATCGCAGTATTGTCTTTTACGAAAGAGATATCAAGAGTAACACTTGCGTTTGCCCTGACTGCTTGAGTTGCTGCAACATTTGAGAAGTATGCAGTCAACTCACCAGAAACTTCAAACGTGCCAGCAGTGACATCAAACGCACCAAGAACACCGACAGCTTTGTTCGGTGTGACGTTATTGTTGATATTAATCGTTGCTTCTGTCACATATGCGAACAATGCTGTTGGAGCTTCATCAGTGTTACTCACAACTCCAAGACGAATACGACCAACATCACTGGAAGTATTATATTCCGAAGCAGCTTCAGGTTCAATGACACCAGTTTGTTTAGGACCGGTTGCTCCGTCTCGTTGGGCATTGTCAGTTGCAACGAAAGTGATATCAACAGATGCTAGATCAGCCTGAGGAATGTTCAACGAAACTTCATTAGGAATAGCACCAATCAGAACTTCAGATTGAATCTGTGCTGGTGAAGCATCATCAGGAGCGCCGAGAGTTCTTTCGATATTGTAAGTTCTGCGAGTAATCAAAGCACCTGTTTCATTTCGAAGAACATCTCCGAAGAAAAGGCGAATTGTTTTACCAGCGACACCAGAATCAGCAACCATAGCTGCATCTGATTTATCGAAAGTAATTGCATCAGCGGTAACAGATCGAACACGCTTGAATCCATTATTGGCCGCTGCTGTGAAAGTATTTGCTGCAATATCGCCACCAATGTAGACCCATTGACCTGGGACAATACCAAAGACAGTTAGATCAACAACTGCGGTTGATGTAAGAGCTGGAAGATCACCAGAAACATCAATCACTGCATCTGCATCAGCAAATTGAAATCCAACTACTTTGACAATTGCATCAGCTCCTGGAGTTTCATCAACAAGCTGACCAGATGCAACTTCAATTGAAGTATTAGCAACGATTGCAGTTACGACATTCAAAGCATTGTTCGCAGCATTTGCAAAATTCCTACCGATAATTAGATTACCGACAATGAATCCTGTTGTTGATGCAACTTCATACTCATCAGGGTTTGCCAAATCAATATCAACAAGTGTAACTGCTTCTTCACCTTTTACGCGAAGATCAGCAAAGAATACACCTTGCATAAGATTTGTCAAATTTCGATAAGTCAGGTTATGATTGAAACCACCAGACGCATTAAGGTCGGTCGTGACACCTTTACGTCTTTGACGAGATGGATTGATTGGATTTGGTGCGACTGTGATAATTTCACCACCAAAATCGTTATAACTGTTTGGATTCAAACGATACCAAACTGGTGAGCCTCCAAGTCCGCCTTCACCGGGGAGCAAGCCGAGCTGAGCTTCTTCAGCGTAGGCGAGACCAGTGATATTGGAGTCGATCTTTGGGACCTGTGCCATATTCTGGCCTCCTTACTTAGTTTCGTAGTATTCAAAATCGATTACTACATTGATTTGATTAAAAGTTCCTTCACGACCTAATTCATTAATTCTGACGTTTCGGAACCACACTCCATTCGGTGACGCAACACCTTCATAGGCATCTGCGACAACCTTAGCCAAAACATAAGCATCTGACAAGCCAGAAGTTGATGGAGTATTTATTGTGACAAGAACGATACCATTTCGTAAAAATTGTCTACTTCCAACTCCTCCAAGAGTGTCTTGTTGTCCAGTCGCATGACGGACAACTACTGTTGCCCACGCTGATTGATCAGTTTCACGCTGATCTCGAACTCCTTCCCAAAACATCTTGTGACCTGTTGGGTCCCAAGCAGCTTTTAGTAGAGAAAGAATATCGTTGTTAGCTTGGAGATAGGTCAAACTCATCGACGAACTCCAATAAATCCAAGCAATGTTTTATTCGCTGGTTTCAAAGCCTGAGTTGCTTCTATTTGAAAATCAACACCACCATCGCGAACAATAGTATAGTCCTCAAGATTTTCTTCACCTTGAAATATAATATACACAAGTTCAGAAAATGTTACAAGACCACGAAATTCATTTGCATCGCCCAATGCAGAAAGAGAGAATATTCTCACAGCGTTTGGAAGAAGTTGAACTGCTGGAACTTCTAATGTCACTTCACCAGTAGGAATATTTCCATTCCATGGTTTTGTCGGATCTACTGGAACAATTCCAGGTTTGACTAATCTAACAGTTCTTCCACTGTCAGTAATTAGTTGTTGAGCCTTCGCTGCGAGTTTATTATAATCGATCGCCATTATCGAATCACGCCTCCTACACCTGTGATCCAATAAAGTAGAAGTTTGTCGGCTGTTGGATAAGGACGAATAAGATCAGGGCGAGCAGCGGCCCCTTCATACTCGATTTCTGTTTCGATTGGTCCAACTTTATCGAATGTTCGCTTGACAGCTTGACCAGAATCGGAAACAGTAGGGTCAGGCAGAAGATCAGAAGTAAGAGCTCTATAAGCATATTCACACGTCGCTTTCTGAATATCTGTTGGGATTCCATCAGCTGTAAAGTCGATCAATTCACCTTTTCTGTCATACATATAGTTTCGAGGAAAAGAAAGTGTTGTCGCATCAATAGAGAGCATTCCTTTCCATCTATCTTTGAATCTCAATTCGATATAGTCAGTCGCTTTAATCAAGGCTTGTTCTTTAGCAGCAGTCAAAGCAGCAGCCCATGCAGCATTACCACGATCTAGAAAATAAGCATCAGCGAATGCAACATCTGTATAAGAGTTTGCATCCGTTATTCCCGTGCCATCTTCTACTGTGAAAGGCATTTTAAGACTCCCATGGAAGGAAACCAGAAGGTGCAGAAAAACTAAAATCACTCAATTTGAAACGACCAGTTTGACTATCAGTATCTCTTTGAACAGAAGCAATCGGAAAAATAACTCCTGCTGGAACATTTAGACCACCCTCAGATGTAGCAGGATTTTGAACTCCAGCAATTTTTGAATTCCATGCTTCATTTTGTTTTCTAAACCAAATTTTTCTGATATTAAGATCTACTGCAATAGAACAAATGTTGGTGTTAGTAAAAAAATTTATTGTG